GTGTTCCCTAATGTGAGTTTGAGGCACGATAGTAAGGCTGCTGGACGCTGGTCTACTAACTCGTCGGGTGAGTATTTTGCGATTGGTGTAGATGGAACTGTGACTGGTAAGGGTGCGGATCTGTTAATTATTGATGATCCACATTCGGAGCAGGAGGCTAAGTTAGCTGAGAGTGATCCAGCGATCTTTGACAAGGTATATGAGTGGTATACATCGGGTCCAAGACAGCGTTTACAGCCTGGTGGGTCTATTGTGATGGTGATGACCAGATGGTCTAAGCGGGATTTAACGGGTCAGGTGTTGAAGGCGGCTGCTCAGAGGTCTGGTGAGGAGTGGGAAGTTATTGAATTTCCTGCAATTTTGCCGTCTGGCAAGGCTATGTGGCCGGAATTCTGGGATTTAAAGGAGCTGGAGGCGTTGCGGGCGGAATTGCCGTCTAGTAAGTGGCAAGCTCAGTACATGCAGCAACCCACATCGGACGTTTCTGCGATTATCAAGCGGGAATGGTGGCAGATTTGGGATTCGGACACGCCGCCTGCTGTGGAATTTATCATTCAGTCTTGGGATACGGCATTTTTGAAGACCGAACGGGCGGATTATTCGGCCTGTACGACTTGGGGCGTGTTTTATCGGGATGATGATAAGGGTGTCAACCGGCCAAACATCATTTTGCTGAATGCTTTTAAGAAGCGGATGGAGTTTCCGGAATTAAAGCAGAGAGCGTTTGAGGAATTTAAGGAGTGGGAGGTTGATTCCTTGATTGTGGAAGCAAAAGCTGCGGGTTCGCCGTTAATTTTTGAGTTACGGGCGATGGGAATACCGGTTCAGGAGTTTACGCCGACCAAAGGAAATGACAAAATAGCGCGGTTGAACGCTGTTTCTGATTTATTTGCTTCTGGCCACGTGTGGGTACCTAATACGCACTGGGCGGAAGAGTTGATTGAAGAGGTTGCCAGCTTTCCCTCGGGCGAGCATGATGACTTGGTAGACTCCATGAGTCAAGCTTTGCTGCGTTACCGGCGCGGTGGGTTTATTCAGCTGGCGTCTGATGAGGAAGATGAGCCAAAGTCGTTTCGCAGGAAAGAGCCTTACTATTAATGGATAACCCACTTTACTCCATGGTTCCTGTTTGGTCTTCTATATCTGAAGACCTGTTGGCCTATGGCAAAAGCTTGGCGCCAGATTACTGGGTGAGTTATTACAACTTTGAGGCCACGCAAGTGCCTGCCCAGCTGCTGAATCGGGATGCATTTTTGGTGGCTTTGGCGCATAAAAGGAAGTTTCACGCCGGCATCTTGCGTATGCAACCAAACAGTTGTTATAACTGGCATGTAGACACGGATCGCAAGGTTGGACTTAACATGTTGATCCAAGATGGCAAGAGCCATTGTTTGTTCATGACTGAGGATAATGGGTTGCGGTGCAATGTTGAGGAATTGAAGTATGAGCCGGACTCATACTACATATTCAACACGCAGGTGCCGCATATGGTGTTAAATATAGAGCAGCCTAGATATTTGTTCAGTCTTGAGTTTTTAGACGAAGACCGTGGGCTAACATTTGATGAACTTTGTGCAGATATAAAAGGAATGAATCATGGCTATTGAAAAGTCACTGTATGCAGCACCGCAAGGTATTGAAGATTTATTGAATGAACCAGAGATCGAGATCGAGATTGAAGATCCTGAATCGGTAGATATCACCGTTGGGGATTTGACTATCCACATGGAGCCCGGCGGGGAGGATGACTTCAATCAAAACTTGGCCGAGGTTTTGAGCGATGAGTTTATGCAGAGTCTGGCCGAAGAGTTGCTGAGTGACTACGACGATGACGTGAGTAGCCGCAAAGACTGGATGCAGACTTATGTTGATGGTCTTGAGTTGTTGGGCATGAAGATTGAGGAGCGGACAGAACCATGGGAAGGCGCTTGTGGCGTATTCCATCCCATGCTGTCTGAAGCTTTGGTGAAGTTTCAATCAGAAACCATGATGGCCACATTCCCAGCGGCGGGGCCTGTGAAGACCCAGATCATTGGTAAGGAGACACCAGCCAAGAAAGAATCTGCTCAACGCGTGGCAGATGATATGAATTACCAGTTGACGGATGTGATGAAGGAATACAGGCCAGAACATGAGCGCATGTTGTGGGGCTTGGGATTGTCTGGCAATGCGTTTAAGAAGGTGTACTTTGATCCTGGTCTGGATCGTCAGGTGTCGTTCTTTGTTCCTGCGGAAGATATTGTTGTTCCTTATGGCGCGAGTAACTTAGAGTCTTCTCCGCGTATCACCCATGTGATGCGCAAGACCGAGAACGAGCTGCGTAAATTACAGGTAGCTGGGTTTTATCGGGACATCGATCTGGGTACGCCAGATAACGTGCTTGATGAGGTAGAGAAGAAGATTGCTGAGAAGATGGGCTTTAGGGCTACGTCGGATGACCGCTTTAAGCTGTTGGAGATGAACGTTGATCTTGACCTTGAGGGCTATGAGCACAAGGACAAAAACGGTGAACCAACTGGAATTGCGTTGCCGTATGTGGTAACCATTGAAAAAGGTTCTAGCAATATTTTGGCGATTCGCCGTAACTGGGAGCCTGATGATGAGACGTACGCAAAACGACAGCACTTTGTCCATTATGGATATGTTCCCGGGTTTGGCTTCTATTGCTTTGGCCTTATCCACCTCATTGGGGCTTTTGCTAAGTCAGGCACTTCTCTTATTCGTCAGCTTGTCGATGCTGGTACTTTAAGCAACCTGCCCGGCGGATTTAAAACTCGCGGCATGCGGGTCAAGGGAGACGATACACCGATTGCTCCCGGTGAATGGCGCGATGCAGATGTGGCCAGCGGCACGTTAAAAGACAACTTACTGCCCTTGCCATACAAGGAGCCATCACAAGTTTTGGCCGGCTTGATGGACAAGATTGTGGAAGAAGGCCGCAGATTTGCTAACACGGCAGACCTGACCCTGAGTGACATGAGTGCGCAAGCGCCCGTGGGTACTACGCTGGCTATTCTTGAGCGCACATTGAAGAACATGTCAGCCATTCAGGCGCGTGTACATTATTCAATGAAGCAAGAGCTGGGGCTCTTAAAGAACATCATTGCCGAGTACACGCCAGAGGACTATGACTACCAACCCACAGAAGGTAGCCGTAAAGCCAAGAAGTCTGACTATGATGATGTGGATGTTATTCCTGTCAGCGATCCCAATGCGTCCACCATGGCGCAAAAGATTGTGCAGTACCAAGCTGTTATTCAGCTGGCCCAAGGTGCGCCACAGCTATACAACTTACCACTGTTACACCGCCAGATGCTAGAAGTGCTGGGTGTTAAAGACGCTAGTAAGCTGGTGCCGATGGATGAAGACCAGAAGCCAACAGACCCAGTGACCGAGAACCAGAACGTTCTTAAGGGCAAGCCGGTCAAGGCGTTCATTTCTCAGGATCACAGGGCGCATATTGTTGTGCATATGGCTGCGATGCAAGATCCCAAGATCATGGCGCTCTTGCAAAACAACCCACAGGCACCTGCAATGCAGGCGGCGATGATGGCTCATATTAATGAGCACTTAGGGTTTGAGTACCGCAAGCAGATGGAGCAGACGCTGGGTATGCCTTTGCCACCGCAGATGGACGAGTCCGGCGAAGAAGTTCAAATGTCTCCAGAAGTCGAGGCAAGACTGTCTCCCATGCTGGCGCAAGCTGCACAACAGTTGCTCCAGAAAAACATGCAAGAAGCACAGCAGGCTCAGCAACAGCAGCAAGCACAAGATCCCATCATTCAGATGCAACAAAAAGAGCTCCAGCTCAAAGAGCAGGAGAACCAGCGCAAGGCTGCAAAAGATCAGGCCGACAACGCCATCAAAACAGCGCAGCAGCAGATCGAGCGTGAGCGCATTCAAGCGCAGACCGCGACTGAGGATAAGCGCATCAAGATGGACGCAATCAAGACAGCTGCGCAGATGGACGCTGAAAGACAGCGGCACATGATGGACAAGGGTGTGGATGTTCTGAAGCAACTCTCCAACAAGAGCCATGAAGAGCAACTGCGCAACATGCAAGAGCGCATCCAGATGCGCCAACAAAACAAACCGACAAGAGGTGAATGATGAATGCATTTGAAGTCCTCATCCAGCAGGCGGATGAGAAGCTCGAGCAACTCAAGGAGTACTTGGCCGAGGGACGGGTCGAGAACTTTGAGGAGTACAAGAAACTGTGTGGTGAGATTCGCGGTCTACTCATCATGCGGGGTTATACCTTAGACCTGAAACAACGATTGGAGACATCGGATGACTAGTTCCATCTTGTTAGCTACAGACGCTAACAACCCGCAAGTAGTTGGTTCTTACAGCTTTACTGCAACCCCGGAGGAAAAGGGCAAGTTATTGCCCAAGCCGTCTGGGTATCGAATACTTTGTGCCATTCCCGAGGCAGAACAGGAATTCGAGGAAAGTTCAGTTGGCTTGATAAAAGCTGATGAGACTATGCGCAATGAAGAAACTTTGACTACGGTCTTGTTTGTTGTAGAACTTGGACCAGACTGCTACCAGGACAAGGCAAAATTTCCAACTGGCCCATGGTGTAAAAAAGGCGACTTTATCCTTGTTCGCCCTTATGCCGGCTCACGTTTGGTTATTCATGGCCGAGAATTTCGCATCATCAATGATGATATGGTTGAGGGGATAGTAGACGATCCACGTGGTATTAAACGTAAATAAGGAGTACAAGATGCCTTCAGACAACAGTGAGTACAAGTTCCCTGATGAGGAAGACGCAAATCAGGTTGAGATAGAGATTGAAATTGAGGATGATGCGCCACCGGAAGATCGAGGCCGCCAGCCACTACCCAAGACTCTTGTAGAAGAGCTGGAGCGCGACGAGCTGGATCATTACGATGATGCGGTAAAGGTCAAGCTCAAGCAGATGCGTAAGGTCTGGCACGATGAGCGCCGGGAAAAAGAAACAGCCTTGCGTGAACAGCAAGAGGCGGTCACCTTTGCCCAAAAGCTTTTTGATGAGAATAAGCGAATCAAGCATATTCTGAGCATTGGCGAGAAGGAATACGTCACCACAATTCAGAGTAACGCAGGTCTGGAGCTCGAGAATGCCAAAAAGGCATACAAAGAAGCTTTTGAATCTGGGGACTCTGATCGGGTGCTGGAGACTCAGCAGGCGTTGCAAGAGGCCAACTTAAAGGCTATGCGCGCGCAGAGTTTTCGTATGCCATCTTTACAAGAGCAAGAAAATAATGTACAACCCGATTTACAGCAGTACCAACCACAGGTACCGGCACCAGATCGTAAGGCTGAAGCGTGGCAAAAGCGCAACAACTGGTTTGGACGGGATCGCAGTATGACGGCGTTTGCCTTGGGTTTACACGAAGACCTGAGTTATAACGGCGTTGAGGTTGGTTCTGAAGAATATTATCGCGAGCTGGACAAAACAATTCGCAAACGGTTCCCGGAGAAATTCGAGGAAGAAGACAACAAACAAGGTGGCCGCACAAGACCCGGCAACGTTGTTGCACCGGCAGTTCGTAGCACGGCTTCCACAAAAGTCAGGCTAAAGCAAAGCCAAGTAAATCTTGCCAAGAAATTTGGCCTGACTCCAGAACAATACTGGAAAGCTCAACAAGAATTGGAGGCCCGTAATGGCTGAAAGTAAAGAGAACCGGATCCCAAGAGAGATCGCAACACGTGCGGAATTTGAGCGTCCCAAGCAGTGGGCTCAACCTGAATCGCTTCCCGAGCCAGACAAACAGCCCGGATATAGCTACCGCTGGGTTCGTGTTTCTACGATGAACAAAGCTGACCCACGCAACGTATCGGCCAAACTCCGAGAAGGCTGGGAGCCCGTGTCCATAGAAGAACAACCAAAATTTCGACTGCTAGCTGATCCCGAGAGTCGTTTTAGTAACAACATCGAGATTGGTGGACTATTGCTTTGCAAGACACCCAATGAGTTTGTCGAACAGCGAAATGCATTTTTTGCTAAGCAAACACAAGCTCAAACAGATGCTGTGGACAATAGTTTCATGCGTCAAAGTGATGCGCGGATGCCGCTCTTCCAAGAGCGTAAGTCCTCGTCCAGCTTTGGCAAAGGTACTTAAATTTTAAAAGGAGTCTTAAATGGCTTATCCAGAAGTTTCGGCCCCATACGGCCTAAAACCAATCAATTTGATTGGTGGACAGGTATTTGCTGGTTCTACCCGCAATTTGCCTATCCAGTACGGTTACGCTGCTAACCTGTACTACGGTGATCTCGTTAAGTTGGTGCGTGGTTTCGTGGTTCAATCTACGATTACCTCTAGCTCCGGCAATAGCGCGTTCAACTCTACCCCAACAGACGAAATTATTGGCGTCTTCTTGGGCTGTTCTTACACCAACCCCACAACTAAGCAAAAGCAATTTGCACAATACTGGCCCTCCGGTACTGCTGCTGGTGACGCTGTAGCTATTGTTGCGGACGATCCTGACCAAGTATTTAAAGCAGTTGTTCAAATTGCCGCTGGTACTTTGGCTTCAGGCGCTAACGCTTTGGTTGGTCAGAACATTGCTATCAACCGCTCATGGGCTGGTGGTACAGGCAATGCTAATACGGGTAACTCCTATATTGGTGTAACTGTTCCTACATCCTTGACATCTCCCGGTACGGTTCTGCCTATCCGTGTGATGGGTGTTGTGCCTGAGACTGCATACACAACCAGCGCCACTGGAACTTCTAGCACTACGACTATTACCTTGACTGGTTCTGGTTTGCCTGCTGCTATCCCAGTTGGTACTGATGTTGGTTATATCACTGCAAATGGTCAGTACTACTCCTCTGGTTCATTCGTGACCACAGCAGCAGCCGCTGGTGCCACTTCGGTGACAATCAACGCAGCTATGGCAGTTGAAGGTACAGCGGCTACATTCGTGTTTACCGTGTATCCTGAAGTGCTTGTGAAGCTCAATATGGGCGTCCATAGCTATTACAACCCTAACGCTGTTTAAGGAGTAATCTAAAATGGCTATTTCACGCGCACAACTACTTAAAGA